TCATATAGGCCACAGTAACGGCAGGGGAGGATGCGTTACTGTTGTTTGACAATATTGCAGATAAAGCATTATTTAAATCTGAACGAAAACTGGCTCCCGATTGGTTCGCTAGATTATAATCATGTGTTGCCATAAGTCAGTTATACCAGTAGGTTAAAAGGATTAGGTTTCTTCCGCACCAAAGCCATTTGCTTGATATGAAAATGTGCGGTCAATAGCAGCATTTGAACTATTGAAAAAAGTAATAGTGAAGCCTGTACGACTTTCACTACTAATTACATAATAGTCCCCTGTAGCCATATTACTAGCAGTTATACCAATTTTTGGGGGTTGAACAAAGGCTTTATTAAAGGTTATGACTTTTGCACCAGTACCGCTAGTTGTAGAATCACTTTCAGTTCTATTTTCAAATTGCATTGTATAACCTAATTCATCAATTAAAGGAGTTTGATCTGCAAATTGAGCAGTTAAATCAGCTTTAAATTGAAATACTCTACCTGTAAACCTACCGTTTTCTAAAGGTATAAATGGGCCATAACTTTGCGAATCTTCTTGAGCAAATTTATTATCATCTTCAAGCAGTATAAATTCATCGTTTTCATCTGCTACTTCATCATCGGCTGGTGCGGTATTACTTTTTCTAAAAGATAATACACAGTTTGTTTCGTCAGGCAACGCCCCATCAAAATCTGTCCATTCGTCAATATTTGTAAAATGTAGATCAATAGTATTGTTTGGATATAAACCTCTTGTTTGTAAATGTCTTTTGATCTCGACTGTAAATACGGCTCCAAGATCAACTTTATCCTTGAAAAAATATGTTCCAGTAGGTAAAAGAGTCCCACCAAAATCTATATTTTGTAAATAACCCTCTTCAAAATCAACTTTATCATCAATCAGATCATCAGTTTCTAAAGCTAATGCATTATACTCATCGGAAAAAAATATATTATCTCTTTGCCCCTGAAAAGGTGGTGATGTGGTATCTTCTCTGACTTGAGTATGTAACAGCTTAGGTAAGTCATCAGGAAGATCAATAATTACACTTTTGGCATTTGCAGATTTATTTTCATTTGTATCTTTAAATTTAATCATGTAAGTTCCGTTCATTAACGGTAAAATCAAACTATCTGTATTTGCTTGTACTTCTCTTAATGCTGTTGTCTCAGGCCATATAGCACTACCGTCAGTTAGTTGTGAATGTCTAATAATTGCAACTAATTCATTTTTATTTCCTGTGAAGTCTGATGGTATTGTCCATTTTATAATAGCTTCATTTTTTGTTGTAGCTTGTATTGTTGGATTTTCTGGATCTGGTGGAAGTATATCAGTAGGGTCTAATGTTCCTGTTGAACTTGATGTTGCTATGGCTGGTACTGTTATATTCAAAGTTCTAAAACCTGATTTTTTATCTGGTTCAAAACCAACAGCACAAACTTTAAATTTTAAAAGTGCGCCTACTAATAAATTGTCAATTTCATAGGTTGTCTGCGTGTAGTTATTTAATGAAACTTTGTTTTTGCCATTTATATCAAGTTCAATATCAAATTTTATTGCAGCACCATTAGTGCCTCTACTCCATTGAAATAAAGCCCTATTAACTGTGTTATTATTTATTTTTACGTCTGAAAAAGATACAACTAAATCTGTAGGTTTTTCAGGGTTATTATCAAAAGTTGAAATTAATCTATCATCTTGAATTAAATTTGTAGTGCCTGTTGTATCGTCAGCAGCAGCATAAATAGAATCATTATGTTGCGTTGCTGTTATGGTGTATGTTCCATCATTATTATCTTTTACACTTGTGCATCTAAATTTTTGTTTTTGAACAGTATCTGTTGAAATTGCATATACAGATTGTGCCAAAGGTGCAGAACTAAAAGCAGAGCTGACAGTTATAGTTGTGCTGCTTGAGGTGCTTATATCTTTTGTTTCTAAGCTCCCGTCAGATAAAATACAAGTTAATTTTTTATTAGCACCATTGGGTAGCTGAACAGTTTGGTCAGTTGTAATAACTGTTGTTGATGCACTACTTACTCTACCACTTGTTCTTTGACCTGCTCTCATCAAATCTGCAACAGCAAAAACTTGGCTAGGGAAAACAAAGAGTCCGTCTAAACCAGTAGAAAAAGTAAGAACTTCTACATCTAATTCTTCTGCTTTAAGTAAATATTGCCCCTGTCTTTGTGCTTGATATTTTGAAGTACAACCATATGCAACAATTTCTTTTTCTTGAATGCCAAACTTATTTATTAATGATTGATCCTCAACAACAACTTGGTCAATTTTGTACTTATTATTTGGATCGTTATAATTAACTCTTATTCTTGTTGATCTTGTTTTTACTGAAGTCCCAGAATATGAAAATACTCCATTAATAACATTTGAATTTGTATATAAATGAACCGGATCTATATCGGTTCCATCTAAATTCCCATGATCCGCACCAACATTAACAGTATTTGACGCCCAAAATGTCATTCCTCTAAAAACACTTGCTATATATTGCAGTAATTTATAAGCGGTTGTTTGAGTATTGATAATTGTATTTATTGCAAACCTTGGCTCGCTGCCATCAGGTGTATCGACAAGCTGGTTACAATATCTAGCTATTGGGTAAAGATCAGCCAAACTAATATTTTCAACGCTTACAAAATCACCAGCACCATATCTTGTATTAGTTAACATATCAATAAAAATACAAACTGGGCAGGTTGTCCAGGCTAAAACATCAGAAGTCTTACCTGTGTCATCATCTGTAGTCTGTAAAAAATTACCATCAAATTCACCGCTAAATCTTAAACTTCCATCATTTCTTGGGGTTGCATTAGAAAAAATTCTTACTTTTTTACCTTTTATTAAATAACTACGACTTGGCAGTTGTGGAAAAGCCTCGCTTGAAAATTCTAATCCTACACAGGCAGTATCTTTGTATGTTTCTGTTGAAGAACTTAATAATTGAAAAGAATTACATATTAATCTATTACCTCTTTTACCTTGAAACGAAAAATTTTCAGAAAGATCTTTTAAATCTTGTTTTCTAATACTATAATCATTTTCACTACTTACATATTTTCTTATTTTTATAATGTATGGGCCATCTCCTTCAAGTTCAATTTCTGGTGTTATGATCTGATAATTTGTTGTGCTTATTCCTTCGATAGTCTTTTCAAACCTTTCGACAAAACTTTCTTTTCCTTCTTTTACAAATATTTTAAATCTTATTTTTGCAGAGAATAATTGGCCATTGGCAATACCTTCAACAGCTTGACTAAATAATGCTGGTATCGTAAAAATAACTTTAAATTTATCAATATCTGTAGCAGTGATTTTTTGTAAAATTTGACCCGCACCATAATCCCTTTCTTTTACTTCATTATTTGCATCCAGTGTTTCAGAATAATTAGACCCAACTTCTTGGTCAATAGTCACAATTTCTGTTTTTCTTGCAGTTTGAAACTGTTTTAAAACTTGTTGATTTGTACTTCCTGTTCTTAAAATTACATCAACATCACCTTGGTCAAATGTTTCTTGACCAGCAATTTTTATAGGATTATCATTTAAAAGAACAGAAGATGATAAACCATCTGAATCAATAGGGTCTGCAAAACCTTCTATTGGCCCTTCACATAAAAGATCTAAAATTTTTATGGTTGAAATTGATCTAAGTGTCATAATTCAATTTTAGGTTTTAAGACCAGTACCATGTTCTACAAGTTTAAATTCACATTGACTTGTAATAACAGAATGGTCAATCACTTTAATAAGTACTTTATAATTATTTTTTTCTGGAACTTTTGCATACGGCACTTGAACAATAAATCCTACTTTATGTGCTTCACTTGGTTGCAAAAGACCTCTTATTGTAATTTGATGACGACCGACAACATCTTTTGATGAATCTTCTTGAATGATAACTTGAAATGTAATAAAACCATCAATAAAAGTTGTACCGTCACGACCAATCCTATCTATAAGACCTTTAACTGTAAATGCCATCCGATACCTTTTAGTTGAGTGTTGTCCCCCTTTTTCTCCCCTTACTCTTCCCCCTAGTGAAGTTGGTGTCATATGTTGTTCATTATCACCAAAATTTAAAGTTTTTGATAATCCTTTGTAATATTTTCTTCCATTATGTTGCTTAATTGCACCTTTAAAAAGTCTTGCTTCCATGCCAGCAGCATCAGTAAATGATCCTTTTAACTTATCACCATTTAAAGTAAAAGTTTGCTTACCTGCTTTTCTAAAAAATACTGCTCTTGTTGTATTTTCTGACTCAGGTTCTATTTGCGCTCCTACAATTAAACTTCCGGTTAAAACTTGACCATAAACAACAGGAATTGTCTTTCCCAAACCACTTACGTTTGTAGGTCCTGTATAAGCAAAACTTTGCTTACCGTCAGCACCTTTTACTAAAGAGCCGGGTCCACCACTGAAATTTGTAAACGCACCATCAAAATCAATAGTGTCAGGCAAAGTGGGTTGTGGTGCAAGCATTTGTGAGACACCATTTATAAGTAAAGTCATACCTACTGCTGAACCTACTTTTGCTGTAACAGCAGCAATACCAGTCAAACCTGTGTTGCCAAATAATGATAAACCTGCACCCGTACCAAAACCTCCTGTGGCTATAACAAGACCTACACCTAATAAAACTTTACCAACACCTTTACTTCCACTTATGACAGGTGTAACAACTAAATCATGTGAACCTATAGGTAGATTTAATTCTGTATAATCTAATTCTTGATTTACTTGTGTAAGTTTATAAAAAATTCCTTGTTTATGTGAAGTTAATAAATCTTTAGCAAACTCTGGATAATTTATACATAATAATTTAATAGCATCTGCTGGTGTTCTAAGATTATAGTAAACATGGGTTTCCCCATATTTTTTTCCTAAATCATCTAGCAGCAGAATTTTATGCTGCATATCGAAAACACCCTACAGTTCTTTTTCTATAATAATGATTAAAATATTCAGAACAACTTAAAGACTCAAATCTTTGATGTAGAATCATATCATTTTTTAAAAAAATAGCACCGTGCATTGGCTCCTTAGTCCATATTTTCATAATTAAAAGATCATTTGGCTTACGTTTATCAATATCAATTTCATTAAAAAATTTTGGTGCATTTTTTAAAAATATACTTTCACAGGTATCAGGATTGTTTGGCCTTTCATAATTAGGTAAATCAATTCCTAATAAAGCATAATAATCACGCACTATAGAATAGCAATCAAAAATTCCGTAATTCCATTTTCTTCCGACTAAGGATTTATAGTTAACCATTCATCTGTAGGATTTTTATAAATATACCATTTTATCTTCATTGCTTTACAAGCATCAATATCAAGCTGACTTACTGGTTCACCATTTGGATGAGAATGTATTATGTATTGCAATTTACCCTTAGATCTTGCCTTTAAAAAATCTTTTGGATGTATAGCAAAATTATCTTCTGGCGTATCTGAAATATTTACACAGGGATAATAAATATTATCGACAACAATACCACAGGTTTCGTTAGGTTCGTCTTTTAATGCGTGTTGTTTTGCGGACTTTAAAAACTCTTGCATTAAATTTTTACTTTTGCTTCTCTAAATCTTCTTTTTGGTAAACGTAAATTTGTCATATCAATTTTACCACTGAGTTCAAGTACGACAGTCTCAGGATTTTCACTTGCTATTCTATCAACATACCATCTATCATCAGCCTCATATATTGCTGTAGGGTCTGCTGTTGCATTTGTACCAGAAGTAAAATTTACAGCATCCAGGAATTTTTTATTAGTTTTTATTCTTAATACTTCAGCATGAATCGGATTATATAAGATAAATAATGCAGAAATGGCACTATTTGTATTTGCAATTTCAAATTTGGGTCTGGGCAAAGTTCCTTGTGTAGTTTTATCAAAACCTGTAACCTTCACTGGCAAAGCTTCGTATGTAATACTGTTAAAAACTAAATTTGTACTTATTTCATTTGTACCAGCATGATAATAATATGGATCGATTGTTTGTCCATTGACATTTTTGTCAAAAGTAAATTTAAATAATTCTATTTCAGCGGTAGGTTCAAGAGACTGAAACTCAGGACTTAGTTTTAATGAAGCTGGTATTCTTAACGATTGTAAAGCAACAGTACAATTACCTGTAGTTCCATGAACCTCAGTTAAGGTAATATTTATAGGATTAAAAACTTCATCAGGGACATCTTCAAATTTAAATTGATTTGCATTTACTACAACGACACTATAATTTTCTTCCCAATACTGAAGTTGACTATGATCTGATGCAAACCTAACAACATCACCATTTTTAAAAGGGTGGTCAGTGAAATTTATTATTATTACATTTGCAGTTTGATTACTGTCAATTTCAAAGGTAGCTGGTAATTGAATCATGCCTCTGCAACTTGAATAAATGTAGCTGTTATTGTAGCTCTATTTAAATAAGGTATTGTCTTATTCCATTGACGACAAATAAATTTTTTTGATGATTCCCCTTCTGGGGTGTAATCAAAATTCTCTACTCCAGCCCTCAAATCCAAAAAATCTTCTATCTCATCTGCTTGTGTTTCACTTATGTTTTGCCAAGTAAAATTATAAATTTTTAAATTTTGGTTTATACCAAAAGTAGACCTCTGTTGATAACCATCACCAAATTGTGCAATACGAATAGTTGGTGCAGATCTTTTACTTGTTCCATAAGTAGGATTTACAGTGGTTGGGAAATTAGCCATTAGCTCAATAAACCTCCATCCATTTTTTGTTTTACTATTTCAGATTGTACTGCTGCTGCTATAAGTTCTCCAAGTTGTCTGGCTTGTTGTTCATCTCCCTCAACTTGCTGATTTCCAGAAGCATCTACATTAACTACTACATTTGTTGAACCTCCAAGTGCATTATTGGGAATTATAGTCCCTGCACGATTAGGCACAAAAAGTTCTGGACCTCTTTCACCTACTAATGAAGCTCGCCCAACAGGTGGTCTACCACCATTAGCAAATTCTAGAACAGGAGCTGCATCTAAAAATGAACTTCCTGCACCGCCAATAAAAGTATCAGTAATAAAAGGTGCGCTACCTCCTCCCCCACCTCCAAATATTCCTCCTAAAAGATTACTGAACATTCCACCTAAACCACTTACGGCGTTTTGCATGGCCATTTCTACAAGTTGTCTTTGTAATCCTTTAAGAACACTTGAAAGGGCATCTCCAAGAGATTTAGCACCCATTACAGCATCAGTTAAATTTTGTACTAAGTTTTGTTCTACAGATTGACCTATTGCATCAAATTGTTCTTTTAACTTAGCAGCCTGTTCGTTTTGAAATATAAATTTTGTATTAGCTGTATCAATAAGGTCTATTTCTGTGAAAAGATTTTCATTTAACAATTCAGCATCATTGTTAATGAGTTTAAAACTATCAGAAATTTTAATTGAACCTAAATCTAGGTCATTTACAAATGCTTTGCTTAAATCTAAATTCTCAGCAAAAAAACCAGTGTTTGGTACCAAACCTTCACTAAAAGTAAAGCCAATATTTTCTATGGCTATTTCATTTTCTTTATTATTTTCTTTTACTATATTTGTTGATTTTTCTAATTGTTTTTGAATTTCAAGCTGCTTTTGTAATCTTTTTGCAACCTCTTGATTTATAAGAGCATTTGTTATTTGCGATTGCACTGCTGCTGGTTGCCCTTTAAATGTTTCTCCTGCAAAATCGACTGAAACTTCACCCATTCCAAAGGGACCACCAACCATACCAAAAAGACCACCAGCTTGTTCCTGAACAATTCCTTGTGCTTGTTTTTGAAATGCTTTTTTATCAGTATCAGTAATTGTGCCAGAAACAATCGCTTGATTTATTCTGTTTACAAGATTAATTGCAATATCAAGGGCAGATTTTAAAGCTGGTTCTAATTTTTCTCCAACATTTTGAGCCAATGTCTCAACACCATCCTGTAACGTACTAAATTTTCCAGCTAAAGTTGTGCTTTGAGCAGAGGCACCACCAAAGAAGGCACCACCTTCACTTGTAAGATTTATTAATGCTTGGTTAACAAGATCAGCACCAATTTTTCCTTTCCTCATAGCATCAGCAAATTCATCTCCCTGTAATCCTGTTATCCTCTTAAGCTCCGTTGTTATATCAACTCCTCTTTCTAATAACTGTAAATTTTCTTCTTGTTGTAATTTACCTTTTGCCTGTATCTGTCCAAAGGCTGTTGCAATTCCATCTAATTCCGCACCAGTAGCACCAGCAACATCTGATATTCTTTTTGTAGTGTCAACAAGTTTATCTGTTTCAAAACCGAAGGCTTTTAATCTTTTTGTAGTTTCTATTAACTCAGATGCTTTAAAAGGCGTGACCGCACCAAAAGCTTTTAGTTCAGCAATAATAGCATTTGTATCTGCAACACTACCAGTTAATACCTCTAAAGACTTTCTTTGTCTTTCTAGCTCTGCTGTTTGAAAAATAACAAACTTTCCAACTTGCAAAACAGCAAAAGCTGCAGCAAGGTTTTTTATCGTTCCAACTAAAGTATTGACACCTCTAGATGATTGTTTTGCACTATTACCAAATCTATCAAGAGATCGTTTTCCTTCATTAAGTTTATTTTTTAATTGGTTTGTATTTTTATTTAAATTTCTAGTCGCATCATTTACACGTTTAAGAGGTGCAATCGCATTTTGCGCATCAACTATTAATCTGACTGTTGATTGTGCCACAAATACAAATAACTTTTATTATATACTACCTTCTTTTTGCCTTTTGACGATTCATTTCTTGTTTTTCCCTTTCATTTTTAACTTCATAATATGCAGCCCAATATATTAATTCCTCTTCTGTCATAGATTTTCTAAGCTCTTCTAATGATTTGCCTAATTCAGTTGCGAGAAAAAACTCGAAATTTAGCCAAGTATCTCGCTTTAATCTTTTTTTGCTGTATTAATATTAACTTGAATATCCATCATAAATAGCTCAAGTTCATTTAATACACTTTCTGGAAGAAATCTTTGTAAGTTTTCAGCATCAGCAGAAGCAAATGCTTTAGAACCATCTTCATTTTGTGCAATTTGACAAAGAAGTCTGGTGGATATTGTTAAAGCGTCATCAGTGCCAGCAGCAACTTGTGCTTGTTTTCTGTCAAACCTTGTTAGTGGTGGAAAATATATTTCTTTTAAAAGTGAACCATCTGGCTTTTTTAAGATATATTTTCTTCTGTTAGTCATTACATCAGAAAAAGCCTCAGTAATGAGATCAACGGTTCTTTTTGTTGCCATAAAATATTAGGGTTAGTTACCTTAATGTACTACACAGCTGATGTAATGGTACCTGTCATTGTAAATGTTATGGCAATTTCCTCAATTTCACCTAAAGTTGCAGAATGATCTGCATTTGTAATTATACAAGAACCACTTATTTTCTTTGCTGATTCGCCAGAGTCAGGAAAAAGCTCAATTAAAGCATCACCAGCATCACCAGTAACTAATACATCATCAATAAATGCTTGATAATCAGAGTTTCCAGAAGCATTATATAAAAGTGTTGCTCCACCTTCTGCTGAAATTAATCCACCAACAAAGCTTTTAAATGTGTCACCCATTGCTGTAGTTTCTTGAGTATCTTTTGATATTGATAAGTTCCAAGATCTCAGATCGCTTACATCAGCTTCTGTTCCACCAGCATTGTGAAACATCAGTTTACCTACATCACCTTTGGTAGCCATGACAGAAAAAAAGTATTTATTTTATATTAACCTTTTTCTGAACTTTTCACATCTTTTTTTTTATTTTGTTGAGCCTCATAATATTTTCTACAATCAGGATCCCAATAATTTGCTTCTCTTCTACCTTTTACAATTTCAATAACATCAAGCATTTCTTCTGTGATTTCAAGTTTTGGCATAATTAAAGTTCCTCGTATATTTCAAATGTTACTCTAATTTGAGTTTGAAATTTACCTTCTGGACTTGAGGTTAATACTTCTGGGCCAATAGGAGAATCAAAAATAACATCTGAAACTGTAATTTTATTGTAAAGGTCACGAAGCCTTTTGCCAATTGTGAAATTTGCCCCTGCACCGATTCCCTCCTCTGTAAAAATATTTAAAACAACTAAGCCAACAACAATATTCACTCCTCTACCTAAATATCTGCCAGATCCAAAACTTGTTAAACACTGAACAAAAGTGTCCTCAGTTGTTGAATCAAAAGCCATATTATTAAATACAACTGGTATAGCTGGACTTGATGCAAGTTCTGTTGCGAGTCTGCTTTCGATGGTTGATCTGACTGTGTTTAAATCAATTGCAGCCATTATGCACTCCTAAATTGATCTGAAATATATTGTTCGAGTTGCTTTGCAACAAGTTCGGGATAACCTTTAATTGTCTGTTGTCTTGTTCTATATTTTCCTCCCCAGCTTGGTGGCAAATTTGTGCCATAAACAACAGGCTCTGCATATTCCACGTTTGTAAAAACTTCTCCTTGAAATTTACCAATTTTTGTTTGCCACGACTCGCGAAGCTGACCGCCAGTTCCACGGTCTAGTAAAGCTTTTTTAAACGGAACTACTTGACCATTAGGTAATGTAAAAAAGTTGGGGATAGAATCTAAATCAGGATAGTTATCTAAAGAAAAAACAGGTGTAAATTCTTTTATATCTTTTTCTGCTTGCAAAGTTGCATTACGCACAGTTTTTTGAACTTTATCAGCAAAATGATCACCGATTGCTGACAGCCTAATTTCTCTAGCCATGATTACCTCAAAACAAGATCAAAACTTACAGGAGTGTTATTTTGCTCATTTATTCTCACTTGAATAATTTTAAACTCAACGCTGCTTATAACAACTCGGTCTTTAGTTGTTGGCACAAAGGTAAGGTCGCCTGCCGATATTGTTAAAATCTTATCTTGAGACTCAATGAGATCGTTAACCTCTGATCTCGAAACATTACCTAAAACGCCCTTAATAGTTGTATCCGAAGTCGACTCAGTTAACGCACCAGTTGTGGTGTTGTAAGTGCCAGCGGTAACCTGTCGAATAGTTACATCTCCTCCAAGTTTGCTCAGAGTTTTTGATGCAGCTTTTTTAAGAGCGTTTGCAAGACTCATAATGAATAAGCAATAACAGTTCCGCTGTCGAGTTTGACGCTAGTTATCACACCGCAAATTTCAGCAGTTGATTTAAATTGCAAGGAAGTAAGATCTCCTGTGATATTTTCAGCAGCTAAGGTGTTAATAACAGAATCTTGTAATGCAACAACTTTACCAAACCTTCCAGTATGGGCTGCTGTATCGTTAATAATTTTTGCTGCAGGATATTCGTATCCGTAACCCATTTTCATGACCTCTTGATTTGTAAGTTTGCTCTTCCACCTATTCTAATACCCATCAGGTAATGATCAACTATAGGTGGGATTCGATCAATACCAACTGCCCCATAAAATCTAGGAGTTGCATTTATATTACCGATACTAACTGTTTCAAAATCTTCCAGACCGCTCAACTCCAATCCGTTTCTATTGTTGTTGAGATATACAGCCAAAATAACCTGTGCATTTTTTACACGATCTGGGATTTCAGTATCTGTGTAATAATCAGCAACTAATCTATTTGGAAAAGATAAACCATAGAGGTTTGTGTAAGTGTCTGGTTTGCGAACACCTGATCTTGGCCACTCGAGAGCCTGAGTGTCGTCAACCCTAGCTCCCAAAAACTTTTCACGATCAATTCTTTGTGCAGCAGTGAACAATGCACGATTTTTGTTATCGTTGCTTGACCCATCCCAAGCAGCAGCATCATCACTCAAGACTAAGCCTTCAATAAATGAATTTGCATCAGCAAGAGTGATATATGTGTTTGCATTTGCACCACCAACAGTTGCATCAAGAGTTATCGCCATCGAGTTTTACCTTTTTTGTTTTGGGTTTAGGTTTTGGCTTTTCAAGAGTTGGAGTTAATGAAGCCACCTTTTGAGCAGCTTCATTCCTCGCTCTCATACGCCTAAAAGCGTACATTCCCATTTAGCTAGATGCTCCTTTGAGAGCAACAAAGTTAATAACGATAGCTTCACTTAAAGCTCCACCTGATACGTTAGAAACTGTGATTGCAAAAGAACCAGCAGCAATTGCATTAGCACTTACGATGTAAGCACCAGCAGTTCCTGCAGAACCATGACAGGCAACAACTACATCTGTTGCGGCGATTTTGCTATTTGTAACTGTAAAAGATACCTCAGCAGCATCAGCTAGTGCAGCGTTGTTCATCGTAATCTGTCCACTCTCTGTATTAAGAGTTACACCTGTTCCTTTGTTAGTAGCCTGAGTAACAGTGCCACCACCTGTTGGTCCAACTAAAAGACCAGCAGTTACGTCAAATAAAGAAGCCATAATTAATCCTGATTACTTACGTTAGTAGCACGAACAATTCCTATGTTCTTTGTCTCGTAAACTTTCGACCAAGAGGCAACTGTCTCTAATACGCTACGAGTTGGGTTAACAGTTGATACTGCATATTTAAGTCCAACAGGATGATAAATATAGTGAAGATCAACTGCCATAGCTTCTTCCAAAGCAAGGATGTCTCTATCTGTTTGAGTTCTGATTGGTGCCTGCTCGCCCGTCACAACGGCTCCTTGAGTAAAGAAAAATGTTGAATACTCAGTAGAAGAGCCTGAACCTGTAGTAGGTACATCATCAGAAACAATTACGTTAAGACCCATAAAGGTATTAACAGCAGTTGGGCCATCAAATGCTCTTACAGTGCTACCACCTGTAGCTGCTGTATCAGGTGCGCCAGTATTGTCATAAATGCGATCAATTGCATTTCTTTCAACCAAGTCATAAAAGATTTTTGAATGCATTGCAACGCTTGTTAACTTTTGACCCTGATCACCAAGTAAAGCTTGTGCCTTTGCAACGTGTCTTGGACTTAATGTTGTTGGAGTATCACCTGATTCTGAATCAATTGTTAAATCAAACAAAGCTGAATTGCTGTCGTTAGCGTTGATAGAACCAAATGCACCAGTTAAACAGGAGAATAAGTCCTTCTGTTTCTGGTTGTTAACATAAGCAGCCATCTTCTGAGCGATAGCAGCCATTGGATCTGGGCCACCACCAACTGCTAATGCAGCCAAGTCTCTTGAACTAAATGCACGACCTCTATGAAGAACAGCAGCGATTTGGTTATCAGCTGTGATCTTGCCAGGTGTTAATGATAATGAATCTGTAAGAACTTCAAAGTCTCCAGATAAGTTTGCTTTGTAGAATGGAATCTTTACAAAGTCACCGCCTCTTTCTGCGGATAGATTTAATTCTGCTAGAGGTGTCACGACCCCACTCTGCAAGAAAGCATCTCTTTGAGTTGTTTCTTCAATCAGATAGGGGGTAAAAACCTCAGGGATAATTAAATCACTTCTTAATGTAGCCATTAAAAAATGTACTAATGATTTTTACTTTTCGGTGACAACACCTAACTCATACAAACAAGTTAATCTTATATTAACCGCTAACAGCGTTTTTGAGCATATTATATTTATTTATATCTGTTCGATAAAGTCTAGCTTGTTCTGTTAAATTAAAAGATTCTTTAGAAAAAGGATTACTTTCTCCTATTATTACGTCAGCAGTAACTTTAGTTGTTGTTGCTCCACCACCTTGTGGTCTAGGATTTTTTTGCACCCATTGTGGCATTTTTTGTTGAGCCCATTCTTTTACAGGAGTTCTGTTATATCCATCAACAATTACAACTGTGCCATCTGGTTCTCTGGCTAATTGTTCTTTATTTATTTGCGAAAGTGCGTATTGAGGATCATGAACAATATCAGCTAGAGCAGTAATAGCAGGAGTTTCAATTTCTAATTCTCTTTGTCTTTGCTCAAATTTACTTATTTGTTCTTTATAAGCTGCCTCTGCATCTCTAAATTGTTGAGCTTGTTTAGCTATAGCTTCATCATATCTGCCTTTAGCTTCCAGTTCTTCTTGTTCTTTTTTTTGTTTAAAAGCAATCAATTCATTTACATCTACATCAGGAGGAATTGCTTTTCCTGCTTCCTTAGCTTTAATATTTTGATCTAATAATTTAGCATTATTAGCTTTTAATTTTTGCAATTCTTCTTGAAGTGCTGCATATTGCTCTGGAGATGGATTTGGTTTGATTGGTTCTTCAGTCATAAAAAATCGTAATATTTATTTATAATATTACCTTAAAATTACCATTTGACCTTATGTGACCAGTATAAAGCTGAAAAAATTGAAGGATTTGGATTTTGTGCATTATGTCTTGCATAATATGACTTTCTTCTTGCTTTATCTTTTTTACTAGAAGGATTTTTACCAGCACCTTTAACTCCCTGTTGACCAAATCGTATTAATTTAGTTTCAGAACCTTTTTTTGCTAAAACAACATGAGACTTTGTAGGGTGTGAAGGCGTAGCTTTAGCTTTATTTACAGCAGATAAACCATATTTATTTAATTTTCGTTGAATTTTTTCTTTTTCAGTCATTTTCCTATTTTTCTCATTGCTATTCTATGTGCTTCTGTAAAAGTTTTACCATCTAACATTAATTTTGTCATTTCTTTTATGTGCGCTTTTGTATGACCATGTGCTTTTTGATGTCTCTTTAAAGCATCTTTTTGAGGCTTTTTAAGTCGTTGTCTACGTTCTGTCATTTTTTTTTAGGTGATTTTTTTCTTGCTGCATGTATATCATTATCTGCTTTTCTTGCTCCTCCTTTACCTGAAACAAAACTATTTACTCTTCCCATAGCCCATGCACCACTCGAAACATTTCTAGACCCAGAACTTATATAAGCAGCAATTCCCCTTTTATAAACTTTACGCAAATCTCCAACTGTATAAATACTGTTTTTTGCTTTTTCACTTAATTTTTTTGTTAAAGCATCAGCGCCTTTTTTTGTTTTTGTTTTTGACATTTTGAGAAGCTCTAAATTTTGAAATAGCTTTTAAATCAACTTTTTCTCCGCGTTTATATGCAGCCGCAGTTCTTTTTATTTCTGCTGCTTTTGCTGCTTTATTTTTTGCACCGCTAAGATATTTTTTAGCAATACCAGTTTTTTTATCTTTAGGAACTTTTCTAAACCGTTTAGTCACTTTTCTTTTTTGTTTTTTTTGCTTTAGGCTTTACTTCACAGTTTTCAGCTTCAGGCTTTGGTTTATCATAAGTTTGAACTTTAAAAGTATATCCCATTATTTTTTACCTCCTTTCTTTTTTTTCTTAGTGCCTTTAGGCTTCATTGATCCATAATGTGAAGGCATAATAATTTAAGTAGCTGTTTTTATCTTACCTTTTTTTACGTTTTTTAGCAGTTTTTTTTCTACCTGCTGAAGATAATGCAATAGCTATTGCTTGTGATCTTGATTTTCCTTCATTCATTAACATTCTTATATTACCCGTTATTGTTTTTTGAGATTTTCCTTTTTTAATTGGCATTAGGATATTTTTTTGCAAGTTGTTGTAATGATAGCTCAGATCCATCTTCACGGATAATTTTTTTTAAAGCATTAGTAGCGTCAAGCTGTTTTTTTCCTCTTTTAGGACTCATCAAAAAATTAAAATATCTTTTCTTTTTGCCTAACACTTTGTCTTGAATATCAGGATTATCTTTTAACCAGTTTGCATAATTTGTATCTTGCGGAACTCGACCTGTTGCAGAGGGCCTTGTGTTTGGAAAGGCTCTGGCAAGATCATCATCATCAATAATTGGAACAGTTGTAGATCTGCAATTGAAATGTTGTGGAGGAACAGGCCCTTGATCATATTTAAATAACTGACCATCTAATCTTTGACAGATAGAACTTGTCCTTGCATCAAGTGTCGCAACATATTGATATTTTCCAGTAATATCTTTGTTTGCTGCATAAACTGCTTGACTTGCTGCATTTTGAACTTGATTAACAGTTGTTCTAACTACTGTTTGAATTTGTTTGTTTGACAAAAGCATTCCTTCTGAATCTTTCAAAGCAGAGTTTAGTGCGATTGCATTTTGAGGTTTACTAACAAAACTTAAATTAGGACCTTTAAGTCTTCTGACAATTTTTGTTAAAGACTCTCCTTCCAAAACACCAAGTCGGATTGCCTTTGAAAGTCTCGAAGCTGAATCATCAGCAATACCTCTAAATGCTTTTTTGACTGTTTTTCCGTTTGGTAAAGATATATCTGAACCTCTTTTTGCAGTTAAAGCAAACTGTGTAGTTCTAAATACTCCATCTTTATCACGCAAACGGATAGTCAAAGCGGTTGGATCTCTAGTCACAACTGATTTAGCAAAGTCAGGAGAAACAGCAACGGTGTTTACTTGAAACTCTCCTTTCGGAAGGACACGTTGGAGTTGATCTTGCACGAAACCAACTTGAAATTCTGCTAGGTTTTGCAATTCATCAATCATATAAACAGCACTTTCGTTCTCCCAGCTTTTTAAACTATCTACCATTTGAGCTAATATTGATCTAAGTCTTGCAGTTGTTGCTGGGCTGTTTCCTTCGAGATCTCTTATCTGCCTGAGAACATCAAGGATAACTTCATTAAATTGAGTGGCAATTTGAAATTGCACTTTATTGCTATATCTGTTGAGATCTATAGCTTCTCTATAAAAAGCCTCTGGAACTGCCATCTATTAAGCTGCTTCACTTTCTTGGTTCATTTCAATTAACCCACCCGACTGCGTTTTTTCTAATTCTTCTTCGATATCAAAGTCATCACCGAGTATTTCTCCACTTGCAAGTTGCTCAAGAAGTTTCTCTTGGCTGATTCCATTTGCAGCATATATTTTAAGGAGACTGTCAATCTCTGCTGGCTCAAGCCTTGCGGTTACAAAGTCTCTATTAACAAAAGAACTGCCAGCGTTTGGTTCGTTTAGATATTCACTATGAAACTTAAGACAATTATCAATCAAGTCTTGCATCTGTTGAGCTACGACCATCATTGTGCTGTCATTCTGTGAACGGTCTATTCGCTTGGCTTCTGCTGACTCTCCTACCAACTTTTGACCAAGCACCGCAGCCAGTGACAATGTATTGATCTGATCTTTCAAATCTTCAAGCCTTCTGAATTGACTTTCATAACTGTCACTTGATGGGCTGATATATTCCATTCTTGATTCAGGTGGTAATGATAACGCTTCATTTGGCCCTGTTGTTATCTCATCTGCATTTGGATAACCAAAAACTGCAAGCAAAGGAACAGAACTGATATGCAGAATATTATCAAGATCACTTTGTATCTGATAATGCTTGAGGTTCAATTCTGCAATATCATAAAGAGGACTTCGGCTTTCGTAATATCCAACTCGGTTTGAATATGCAACAGAAAAAGGAATCTTATCCTTTATGCTCATCTCTCCCTCATCATGTAATTTATATTCGCCCTTATTATTTTTTCTGTGTATTTCATATCTACCTGGTTCTAATACCCTGATCTGTTTTACAATCTTTTCCCCATACTTTCCATCAGGCTCAACAACCTGTTCCATCAATCGTAATTGAATAAGCTGTCTTACACCATCAATGATTTCTGTTCTCCATCCCAGAATATTTTTTGGCTCGTATGTTACCCAATATGGTCTGACTTTTTCTCCATCTTTCGGTGCATCAACAAGAACACCAACATGACCAAAAGAAATTGCAACCCTAGCTGTCTGATATAACCAGACATTTAGATCATTACCCTCAAGGTCTACATCAAATAACTGCTCTCTAACTAAATCAGATACATCATCAAGTCTGATAGGTTTTCGTACCAACATTCCAGCTAACATCTTCTCGATTCTCTGCATGAAGGGAACTACATTGCTCCTAGAGAGTCTGCGATCATAGCTATCGTCTACCTCGCGTTCAAGTTGTGGAAGATATTTTCTATGCTCACTCCTGATCTTATAT